AAATCGAAAGTTGTTGTAAAAAATGCTAATGACACCGTTCAAGTAGAAGATTATGAATTAGAATTTGATGATGAAGGCAAGTTACACATCTATACAAGTGTTGCAAATGAAGTGACTGTGGAATTTGAACAATTAGATGCTTCGTTAGTGACTGCAGCTGATATTGTAGGTGGGGTATCACTAGACGGATCATACAAAGGCATTGAATTAGTAAATACAGTATTCCCTCGTTTCCGTGAAGTTCCTGGCATACTGATTGCACCGAAATTCTCAACAAATCCATTAGTTGCAGCTGTATTAAAGGCAAAATCTAAAAATATTAATGGTTTGTTTCAAGCTAAAGCATTTGTGGATGTCCCAACATCAGAAGTACGTGACTATACAGCAGTTCCCGAATACAAAAATATGAATAATTTAGACGATTCCAATATGGATGTCTTTTGGCCAAAATGTTCTATTGGCGGTATTCAATATCATAAATCCACACAAGCAGCGAGTTTGTCTAACTTAGTTGATGCTCAAAATGAAGGTTATCCATATCACGAAGCATCAAATAATAATTTACAGATGGATGCAGCTGTATTGGAAGATGGTACAGAGATTTTACTTGGCTTAGAACAAGCCAATTATCTGAATGGTCAAGGTATCGTTACTTCACTTAATTTCATAGGTGGTTGGAAACTTTGGGGACATCGCACAAGTTGCTATCCAGGCAACACAGATCCAAAAGACGCGTTTATCTCAGTGAGACGTGTCTTTATTTATGAGCAAAATCAGTTCATTTTGTCGTATTGGCAAAAAACCGATAAGCCAGGCAATAAAAAGCTCATTGATAATATCGTCGATAGCAAAAATATCGACTTAAACGGCAAAGCAGCACGTCAATTCATCCTGGGTGGACGTGTAGAATTCTTACAAGAAGAAAATCCATTAACAGATTTAATTGATGGTATTTATAAGTTCCACTTGTTTATTACGCCAGCAACACCAGCGCGAGAAATTCGTGGTTTATTTGAATTTGATCCATCATATTTCGGAATGTTATTTGGATAGGGGGAGCTTAATCGATGAAAAAAACTGATCAAATCTTATCCAACTTCACGGCGTGGGAAGATGCGACAAATTATTTAGGTGTAGTTGATGTCGAACTACCAAATTTCGAAGCATTATCTGAAACCATTAAAGGTGCAGGGATATATGGCGAATCGACAGCTCCTGTGATTGGACATTTCGGTTCACAAACGACTAAATTAAACTGGCGTACATTATCAGCAGATGCTATGAAATTAGCAGAACCAAAAGTACATGCTTTGGACTTTCGCGGTAATCAACAACTTTTTGATCCATTGAAAGGGTATGTTCAACAGGAAGTTGTTGTGAAGACACGTTGCGTACCTCTCAACTTTACACCAGGTAAATTTGCCGTAGCAGCTGCTACAGAAACAGCTAATGAATTTGAAGTACATTACATCAAAATCATGATCGATGGTAAAACAACCATTGAATTTGATAAATTTAATGGCGTCTACAAAGTGAACGGTAAAGACATGATGGAACAAGTACGAAAAAATTTAGGATTATCTTAGGAGGCATTATAGATGACAAAAAATGAAGTAGTTTTAAATAAAAATCAAAGTGAAGCGCAAGAGGAAGGATTAGAAAAGGTAATTACTTTATCTCGCCCTGTTACTGTTGAGGAAGTAACTTATACAGAACTAGTTTTAGATTTTGAGAATTTGACAGGTACTGATATTGAAAAAGCAGAAATGCAGTTCAATGCAGAGAATCCGCAAAATTCCATAGTGATGGTCAAAGAAATGGCGAAAGGTTTTGTTGCAATTGTAGCAGCAAAAGCAGCAGGCGTACATGTAGGTGTTATTCGTAAATTGGCAGCTTCTGATTACTCAAAGGTGACAATGCGAACAACACTTTTTTTAATGGGTGGAAAATAAATAGTCAACCAGCAATGACAATTCAGTTGATTTGTTTGTACTGTGCTAATCACAGTCGTTCATCAGCTGAATTTTTTTTAAACATGACATTGCGACGTTTGTTTTCCTGGAAGGAAACCATTGAGTTTGCACAAGAAGCAGCTAAAAAAGGGGGCGAAAGTTAGTGTCTAAAGTATTTGATATTGCTTTTAAATTAGGTGCTGAACTAACGAGTAGCTTTAAAGGAGCTTTTAGCGAAGCAAGTAGCTCCATGAAATTTTTAACTGGAGCAGCTGCTGCAGTAGGAGGTATAGGTGCTTTTACAGCGGTAGTTGGTCAAATGTCTGAGATGTCTGATTCATTGTCTAAGTTATCAGCGGAAACAGGTACATTTGGAACTGAAATAGAAGCCTTAGAAGGCGTAGCTAAAAATGTTTTCCGTAGTGGATATGGTGAATCATTTGATGAAGTAACAGAAGCCCTTGCGAATGTAAAACAAAATATGCACAACTTGGACAATGGCGAATTTGAACGCATGACAGGCGATGCACTAATGTTTGTAGATACATTTGATGCAGACATGAATGAGGTAACTCGAGCAGCTAATAATATGATGAGTAGCTTTGGTGTTAGCTCAACAACAGCAATGGACCTTTTTGCAGCAGGCGCGCAAAGAGGTCTTAATTTTTCGGACGAGATGCTTGATAATGTGGCTGAATATGCACCACTCTTTGGTGAAATGGGATATTCTGCTGAGGAGTATTTCGGCATCTTAGAGCGTGGTGCAAAAGCTGGTGTCTACAATTTGGATTACGTGAATGATGTCATGAAAGAGTTTCAGATTAGGTCTAAGGACGGTTCGAAAGCCACAAGTGATGCAATGGGTGATCTATCTAAAGAAACACAAAATGTATGGAAAGAATTTTTAAAAGGAAATGGCACCGTTGCAGATGTAGCAAGTACTGTAGTGGCTGAATTACAAGGTATGGATGACCAAGTAGCTGCTAATCAAATTGGTGTGGGGTTATTTGGTACAAAGTGGGAAGATTTAGAAGCCACCGCCATGTATGCCATGCTCGGATCAACAGAAGCCATGGAAGGCTTCGAGGGAGCTATGGCAAAAGTAAATGAAGTTCGTTTTGATACATTTGGAAAAGCTATTCAAGGAATTGGCCGGATCTTATTTATGGATCTTGTTTATCCCATTGGAGATGCTGTTTTACCAGTATTAAATTTATTTGCTAACTATTTATCCAACAATTTACCTGGTGCAATTAAAAAAGCAAAATCAATTCTAAGTACGATAGCTCCTATTTTGATAGGGATGGTATCGGCTTTTTTAATTTACAAAGGAACGTTAGTGGCTGTTGCATTAGCACAAACAATTTTTAATGCTGTTCAAAAAACTAGTATCGTGCTCTATAATGCTCATCGAGCAGCCATGATAGCCTATTCACTATATGGTGGCGGGGTTAAAGGCATCACTCAAGGTATGGCAGCAGCGATGCGTGTTTTAAACATTACAATGTTGGCTAATCCATTTGTGGCTGTGGTAGCTGCAGTTATTGGCATAGGTGTGGCTTTTTATGCTGCTTATAAAATGTCTGATAAGTTCCGTGGAGCTGTAAACAATCTGTTTGGTGCATTAAAGGACTTTATGAGCAATTCAATTAGCTATGTAGCATTAAATGCGCCTCTCATCTGGAACAATTTATTACTTAGTTTAAAAATAATGAAGATACGATTGATTATAAATATGCAAAATATGGCAAGTCAAGCCATGGAGGCCTTTGGAAATAGTCTTTCAGGAAAAGTAGGAACTGTGATAAGTGGCTTTATTGCTAGTTTTAAAACAGGGCTTTCTAGTTTACCAGGTATCATTTCACTTATTGCACCAATGATGACCACGATGGCGCTTGGATTCTTAGGAGTAAGTGGACCTATTGGTTGGTTAATTGGAGCAATTGTAAGTATAGGAGGCTTTTTATTCAGATTATCCCAAACGAATGATAAAGTAGCTGGAGCATTAAAAGGAGCATGGGAAAGTCTTTCTTCTGCTTTTGTACCAATAATCCAAGTATTTAGTGATGGTTTTAGTCAATTTGCTGCAGAAGTAGGGCCACAATTAAGTGAAACTATATCAATGATTGCTACAAGTATTGCAGAAATGGGACCAACGTTTGCAGAGGTTGGAAGCTCCTTGGCTCAATTAGCTATAACGATGCTTTCCTTATGGTCAGGTACTATTTCAACTTTAGCAACATCATTGTTACCAATACTACTTCAAGTATTCAAAATGGTTTTTCCGATGATCTTACAAGTGATTCAAATGGTTTTACCATTGGTAATAAATTTATTGACTAGTATCATTCCAGTCATTTTACAGTTAGCGCAGATGATTATTCCGATGATTTTACAAGTGATACAGATGGTATTTCCAATTGTACTAAGCATTATTCAGATGGTACTACCAATATTCGCAACGCTTTTAATAATCGTTATAGGCGTCATTTTACAACTAGCCCAAACAGTTATCCCGATGATTCTACAGGTTGTTATGATGGTGTTTCCGATTGTGTTGAGCATTATCCAGATGGTTATACCTATTATTACAATGGTGTTGCAAATGTTGATTGGTGTGATAAATGGTGTGTTAATCCCAGCAATTAATGGAATTTTAGCAGTCATCCAGTTTGTATTCCCTTATGTACAATCGATTATTGAAACAGCCCTAACAATAATTAATGGCATCATTCAAACAGCAATGGCCCTATTGAAAGGTGACTGGGAAGGTGCTTGGAATACCATAAAATCAACAGCTGAAACAATTATGAATAATATTATTGGCTTTTTCCAAGGAATCAATCTTTTTGAAGTAGGAAAGTCCATCATCACAGGATTAATAAACGGTATTAAATCAATGGGTGGTTCCATTGTTGGTGCAATTTCGGAGATGGTGCCAGCACCTATACGTGGAGCTGTTGATGGTTTACTAGGAAAGTTAAAAGGTTATGCAGACGGTGGTATTGTTACATCACCTGAGTTAGCTTGGATTGGTGAGGGTGGCGATACAGAGGCTGTTATCCCTTGGAATAATTCACAGCGTTCTAAAGACTTATGGTTACAAACAGGGCAAGCACTAGGTATGTTACGCGATAATGGTGTATTTGATAATATGCAAGATCAAATATCTATGCAGATGCAAGCGAATGATAGCCCTGCTATCAGCCCTAATCAAGTGGCACAATCTGTACCAAACCAAAATAATTCGCAGGTGATTCAGCTAACTTATAACCCACAATACAACGTACAAAGACCTGAGGACTTAGAACAGGTGAAACAATATGCGGATAAGGATAAAGATGATTTAGAAGCACGTATAGCTGAAATGAAAAGAGATGAGAGG